GCGTGAACGTGGTATCAAATCTACAAGTACAAGTAGCGATCTACGGCTTTATGGCAACAATCGCCAAAATGCCTGGCGGTATCTACAAGTACATGAAGGCTTAATAAAAGCATAAGTAATCTGTAGGGTTTAGTAGCCCTTAACCCTACAGAGCTATTAAAGATAGGAGTACAGAGTGGCAGCAAGTTATGTAACGATGCAGGAGCTTCGTGATAATTTAGGTATTGGCACTCTGTACTCTAACGCCGATGTAGAAAGCGTCTGCCAAACAGCAGAGGATCTACTTAATCAATATTTATGGTTTGATACCGCGCCAGTAGTGGCAGCGATGGTTCAAGATAACGTGGCGACGCTGTTATTAGCTAATCCCGGTATCTTTGTAACTGGTCAGAGCGTAACTATTGCTGCGTCTGGTGCGACCTATAACGGTACATACACTTTAACTGGGACAGTGCCTTGGAGTACTGGTACTTCTAATTCCATCCCTGCCTTGTGGTGGAATTGGGCGTGGACCAATTACCCTAATGGTTATTCATTTATCCAATACGCCAAGGTAACTGCTAATCAAGCTTTCCATCGTGTCCTTCCATACGGTACCGCGACCGGGCCAGATACGAAAACAGCCAGCTACGCAACTACCCCAGCCATCCGTCAGGCTGCGATGGTATTAGCCGTAGATATTTGGCAGGCCCGGCAAACCGCTCAGAGTTCACCTAATGGAATTGATGGATATACACCATCGCCTTATAAAATGGGCTTTCAATTGATTAACAGGGTACGCGGACTTATTCAACCGTATGCCAACCCTTCAGCGTTAGTCGGCTAATTATGCCACCTAAAGCGATCACTACACTTCGAACCACAATAGCTAATGACCTGGCTAATCCGGGCGTATGGTCTACCTTTGCTTACCCGGCTCCTAATTTATTGGCTAATAGTGTTTCGATTATTCCGGCCGATCCGTACATAACTCCGACAAATAATGATTATAGTACGATCGCGCCTTTAGCTAACTTTAATATTTTAATAGCTGTACCTGCGTTCGATAACCAGGGGAACCTAGCAGGTATAGAGGATTTCATAGTAGCGGTCTTTACCAAAATCGCTAATTCTAGCCTGGTCCTTAATGTTGGCACTGTGTCTGCACCTAGCATTTTAGATGCTGCGAGCGGTCCGTTGCTGACCTGCCAAATTACAATTTCAACCCTAACCACTTGGAGCTAAAATGTCAGACGAATACGATATAAACCATAACAATTTTCTGGCCAGAATTGGACAGATAAAAGAAACACCAAAACCAAAGGCTGCGCCAACCGCAGAGAAAGAGGAATAACAAATGGCCGTAATGCTTAACTCGAGCGTTGGCGTTAAAATCGCGACTGTAGATATTAGCGACCACGTATCAAGCGCAACACTTACACAAACTTTCGATGAATTAGAGATCAGTGCACTTGGAGATCTTTCACATCGATTTACAAAGGGTCTGGAATCGAGCACACTGTCGCTGGACTTTTTCAATGACTTTGCAGCTTCTCAAATTACTACATTACTGCAGACTAATTACGGTACTACAGTAACCGCAGTATTGATTCCGGTAAAAGGTACAGCTGTAAGCGCAACTAATCCGCTATACACTGTATCGATCCTTATTAATAATCTAACACCTATTAACGGTGATGTAGCTAGTATTAATAACTCCAGTATTACCTTTACCTGCAACTCAACTGTTGCATACTCAACTACAGGAACCTTCTAAGGAGCAATAATGGCAAAGCTAAAGATAACAAGGGCTAACGGCGAAGTTACCGAACACAAGATTACGCCGGGTGTCGAATATGCTTTCGAGATAAAGTGGCAGGCTGGTATTAGCAAAATGCTGCGCGATCATGAACAACAGACCCATATTTATTGGCTTGCTTGGGAGTGTTTACGCAGGGCAAATATCACCGTGCCACTTTTCGGAGCCGAGTTTATTGATACTTTGGATACCGTAGAAGTACTAGATGATGAAAAAAAATAATTGGGCGTGATTCACTTACTTTCAGTATTGCTGCGCTGAGCGTAGAAACTGGGATTGCGCCCAAGGAGTTTTTAGAAATGGACCCGGAGATGTTTGCAGCCATAATCCAGGTCTTACGAGATAGAGCTAAGGAGATTAAAAATGCCAGTAAACGTAACCGGCGTTAAACAACTCCAAAAGGCGATGCGCGACGTAGATCCGCAACTCAATAAAGAAATGTCCAAGAATATTAAATTTCAAATGCTTATTGTCCGTAATAAGGCCAGGGGTTATTTACCGGGCCAAGGTGAAGTCTTGAGTGGCTGGGCTAGACCTACAGCCTCTACAGGGACTATTGGGTATAGGCCATTTCCACCGTACGACTATGCAACAGCTAGAGATGGCATAGTTTATTCTGCAGGTAAAAATAAGCGTAATAGATCGGGATTTAGCGCAGCCTTTTATGTAGCTAATACTAAGGCTCCCGGAATGATATTTGAATGGGCCGGTCGCCTAAAGCAACCTTCCGGACCTGGATCCATAAATCCTAACGCGCCTGAACAGTTTAACTCTGCTGCCGAAATGCTAGGCACTATGAAAGGCCAGGGTAAACAAAGGGGCCGAGTCGTTTACAGAGCCTGGGACGAAAGCAAGAATACGGTTATACCTGCTGTCGTAAATGCCATCGAAACCGTAGCTGTGCAGTTCAAAAAAGACACCGAGATTAAGAAGGTAGCGTAATGGCGAATATTGTCGTATCGGCGGTCAGTACCTTCGATAACAAAGGACTTAAAAAAGGCCAGAAAGAAGTCAGCAAGTTTGAAAAGCAAGTAAAAAGCTTCGCTAAAGTATTCGCTGCTGCTTTTAGTGTTAGGGCATTAACTAACTACAGCAAGAAAGCGGTCCAGGCATTTGCAGCTGATGAAAAAGCGGCCAAATCGTTAGAGGTTCAATTAAAAAATACTGGCTACCAGTTTAGTTCACCGGCTGTAGAAAATTATATTGCGAACTTACAGAAAACTACCGGCGTGCTGGATGACCAGTTAAGGCCGGCCTTTCAGCAGCTTTTGACCGTAACTGGCTCAATCACCAAAAGCCAGGATGCATTAAATACTGCGTTAAACGTAAGCGCAGCCACAGGTAAATCTTTAACTTCCGTTACGACGGCACTCGCACGCGGTTACGCCGGAAATACCACAGGGCTTAGTCGATTAGGGGCTGGACTAGATAAGAACTTACTTAAGACCGGCGATATGAATAAAATTATGGCCGAACTTAATAAAAAGTTCTCAGGTCAATCTGCAGCCCGGTTAGAAACTTACGCCGGCAAAATGGATCTATTAGCGGTAGCGTCAGCCGATGCCCAGGAGATCATAGGTAAAGGATTGTTAGATGCATTAACTCTTTTAAGCGATGATAACACCATAGAAAGTTTAGCCGGCAATATGGAGGACTTTGCTACAGCTACCGCCGAAGTAGTAATAGGGCTGGCCCTGGTAATCAAAAAACTAAAAGAAATTACAACAATACCGGGAGTAGGGAATGTATTTGATGCTAGAAATATACCTGTCATCGGTGCGTATATTGGCGGTTTGCGACAAATAGCTAGAAGTGCGATGCCTCAACAAGATCGCGGTGGACAAGAAAGAACCGCCTCAAGAATATTTACTCAACAACTTAAAACAGAAAAAAGAGTGGCTGATGCATTGGCAAAAGCCCGGGCCGAGGAATTACGTCTACTTGGTATTAAAAATAATATAGAAAATAAAAACGTTGAAGAGTTAAAAAAGAAGTTTGACCTAGAGCGTATTGGATTGACTGCAGCCTTAAACAGCGCAACTGACGAAGAAACTAAATTACGCGTTAGAGCGCAGTTAGCTATATTAGATAATAACGAGGCTTTGGCTAAAAAGTTATTGGCTGAAATGGAAGCAGCCGAAGCGTTAAAAAAACTAGCCGACGCAGCAAATAAGGCAGCCGATGCACTTGATAGAAATATGAGTAAATACGATATTATGATTGCTGATTTAGTTAAGCAATTTAGAGATTTAGGTTTATCATTACAGGAATCTATGGCTTTAGCTGCTATGTCGGCTAGGTATCAAGCACAAGCGGATGCACTTGCAGCCGGTCGCGGTGGCGGTGGCGGTGGCGGTGGAATCAATTATGCTCCTTTATCAACAGACCCATACGATATTTTAATTAGACAATTGGCTCCAGAGTTAAATACTACTTACGGTTTATCACCACAAGAATCTATTTCTTTAGCTGCTATGTCGGCCAGATACCAGGCCCAGGCCGATGCTTATGCTGCGCAACAATTAAAAGTTACAGTAGATACTGCTCAGACCGGAGATAGATTTGCGCAACTAATCGCTGAAAGTATCCAAGTAGCTACAAAGTCTGGAATCTCCTCTGGTATTGCCGGAAGTCTGCCATGAGTGTCCCTACCGTAAACGCGGTTATTAATTTTTCAACTGGTCCGGCTTTTGCCCAGGCTATGATTTTAGATCAAGGCATATTAGGTACTAACGTATTAGCTGATTCAGCTGCGGTCATTGTGGACGTGTCTAATTTAATTAATCGGATTGAAACCAAGCGCGGACGTAATGCTTTAATTGATGAATTTCAGACTGGCACTTTATCCCTTCGCATTATTGATCAGAATGGGGACTTTAATCCCCAAAACCCAGCCAGTCCCTACTTTGAACTTTTAACTCCTATGAAAAAAGTTCAAATTACAGCTACTTATTTAGGAGTTACCTATCCTATATTTTCAGGCTTTATTACGAGTTATGTTACGACCTATCCGAAAGAGGCTGAGGACGTTGCGTACACCACAATACAGGCCGTAGATGCCTTTAGATTGGCCTATAATGCACAAATAAGTACCGTTGCAGGTACAAGTGCCGGACAATTATCTGGCGCGCGTATAAACGCCATATTAGACGAAATCGACTGGCCTAGCAGTATGCGCGATGTAGACACTGGGCTTACTACGTTACAGGCAGACCCAGGGACTAACCGCACAGCTTTACAAGCCCTTACTACCGTAGCCCAGTCCGAATACGGCGCGGTATATGTAGACGCGTATGGATCCTTTGTATTTCAGGATCGTAACGTTACAGCTAGCTCTATTGTATTAACGCCTACGGTATTCGCCGACGACGGCACCGGAATCCCTTATATGGACGCTGCCTGGACCCTTAACGACGTATTGATTTTTAACAAGGCAACCATTACGCGAGCCGGCGGTTCGGCCCAGGTAGCCACTAATCAAGCTTCAATTGATAAATATTTCTTACACTCGTATTTTTTAAATGAACTACTTATGCAAACCGACGCGGTGGCCTTAGATTATGCCCAGGCTTATGTCGCCAGCCGGGCTGAAACTTCGATCCGCTGTGATGCCATAGTTTTAGATCTATACACTCCTAACTATAATGCTGGAATTATTGCAGCTTTAGACCTTGATTTCTTTGATCCGATTACCGTAATAACTACACAGCCAGGCGGATCGACCCTGGAAAAAACCCTGCAGATTTTCGGCGTATCTATGGCCATAACGCCGAATAGCTTTAAAACCACATTCACCACGCTCGAGCCAGTTATCGACGCGCTGATTTTGGATAACAACATATACGGCCGACTAGACTATAATGTACTTAGCTATTAAGGAGCAATTATGGCAGCTGGTTTAGGATTTAAGGATTTTACTACAGGCGAGGTATTAACTGCCAACGATGTAGATGGATATTTAATGCAAGGTGTTTGGGTTTTTGCCGATGCTGCAGCTAGAGATGCAGCTGTAACTTCTCCGCAAGAAGGTAATTTTGCTTATTTAAAAGATACGAACGTTACTACTTACTACACTGGATCAGCTTGGGCTAATTTAGACACTACGGGCATGACTAATCCAATGACTACTACTGGCGATACAATTTACTCTTCAAGCGGATCAACTCCAGCGAGGCTTGCAATTGGAACTGCTGGTCAAGTATTAACAGTTAATTCTGGTGCAACCGCGCCTGAGTGGAAAACATCTACTGCTGAAAAATCAATTTTAGTTGCACAAAATTCAGCTAATTATTTGAAACCTTTTACAACTGTTGCTCTTTCTAGTTCTACCGCAACCGAAGATGTAACTTATTTTCAACCTATTTATTTACCAGGCTATGCTATAGATAGAATAAGTTGTAGAACTCATTCTACTTTTTCTGGAACTGCGACAGTAAGATTAGGATTATATAATGCAAGTTCAACAACTGGAAAACCAAACACAGTTTATTTAGATGCTGGAACAGTAAGTTGCACAGCAGCATCAACAAATTATGAAATTACAGTAAGTAATACCCCACCT